TAGTAGAGGAGTAAAATGAATCTCTGGAAAAGTTATAAAGATGTTCTACACGAAATGTTTCCTCTTCATAATAGGACAGGTAGCGTTTGGGCACAATGGGAAAGTAAAGGAACTTCTTTAACAGCAAAAACATACACAACTCCTTACTTTATCAAAGCAAGAGAAGTTGAAATATGGGATGATAAAAGTTGTATTTACAACAACATCATATATCCAAAGACGGGCAGTAACCTGCCCTGTTTTGGTATGGACTTGATGGGATTTTTCCAGAAGAAAGTCATCATAGTTTTTGATTATCAACATCCAGTAGAAAACTATTTGTTCTCTGTTGATGGTCTACCAAAACAAGAAGGTAATATAAGGTTCTTTGAACCTGGTAATCATTTTTCAGAAAACATTTATGTAGTCAAGTGTACTATGGATGAGGTAGATGAACACCTTGATATGTTTAGGAATTACTTGACAAAGTTCAAAGATATGGTAGAATTAGAGAAACCAACTGGTGTAGATACCAGTTTCTACAAAGACTTTGATACTTATATGACTAAACTTGATCCTGTATCAGGATATCTGAAAGGAAAGTTTGGTGGAGATAAAGCAGAGAGTCTTGTAAATGATTTCTTATTTACCTATGGTTAATGCATGGAGTTTAGCGTGGGAGACCCTATTCGGAGATATGGACAAAGAATATCCAATTATTGACACTAATAATGTCGGGGCAGGTAACACTGCATCCCAAGATCCTAATAATGATAAAGGTTATTATCCAGATGATGGTCTTGATTATGAAGTCAGTTTAAATGACGGTTCTGCTGATGATTACAATCTTAGTTGCTCTGCTGATGATTATAATCTTAACTATGGAGATGCAATGGCAAACATAGATGATATGTATTCTCATCATTTTACAAATGCAAATTCTCCATATAACGATGGGTGGACACAAGAGTTCCATCAAAAAGAATTAGAAAAAATGGACTACGAACCAAAGAGAGCACATTACTACAAATATCATGAAGAAGATATTCTAAAAGATATTGAAGAATATGTTTCCTCAACCTACCAAGGACACTATACAGGAACAAAACATGAGTTCCGTAAAGTACAAACTATCGATTTGATGGCAGCAAGAGATATTGCATCACAATTCTGTCAAGCAAACATACTAAAGTATGGAAGTCGTTATGGAAGCAAAGATGGTAGAAATAAAAAAGACTTGCTAAAAGTCATACACTATGCTATGCTATTATTACACTTTGATGGACACTATAGTAAACCCCCTATGACAACAGGGAATATTGACATTAACATGCCTTAAACATAATGAATTTAAAAGAAAGAACTATGAAACTATCAGACAGCACACTTACTGTTCTTAAAAACTTTGCAGGTATTAACAACTCAATTCTAGTCAAAGAGGGTAAAAAACTTAGAACAATATCTGTTGCTAAAAATATTCTTGCAGAAGCAAATATTACAGAAGAGTTTCCTCGTGATGTAGCAATTTATGATCTTAATCAGTTTCTAAATGGATTAAGTTTACACGCAGATCCTGATTTAGATTTTAGTCCTGATTCATATATTACAATCAAAGAAGGAAAGAGAAGAGTTAAGTATTTTTATGCAGACCCACAAGTAATTGTTGCACCTCCTGAGAAAGAAATTAATCTTCCTACAGAAGATGTATGTTTTCAATTAGATAGTACAGCATTAGATAAGTTACTTAAGGCAGCTGCTGTTTATCAATTACCAGACTTATCTGCGATTGGTGAAGCAGGTGTTGTTAAGTTAGTTGTAAGAGATAAAAAGAATGATACATCTAACGAATATGCAGTTGTTGTAGGTGAAACTGACAAAGAGTTTGTATTCAACTTTAGAGTAGAAAATATTAAGATTATACCTGGTGCATATGACGTTGTAGTATCAAGTAAATTACTTTCTAAGTTTTCTAATACACGTTATGATTTAAATTATTACATTGCTTTAGAACCAGATTCAACATTTGGATAATGCAACAAGAAATCTTTTTTACAGCAGATGAAATGCAAATCATTCGGGTTTGTTTACATAATGCACCTATTCCTTATGATCAGGGAGAAGGTGCTAAAAAATTAAAACAACTGCAAGAAAAAGTAGGTGAACCAATACCTTTAAAAGGAGAAAGTTTACCTTTAGTTGAATGTGATTTAACAAGGTATGAACATGAATAACATAGGATTAGAAGTTGTCTTCTGGACAGTACTATCAATTTATTTACTGACAAAATTAGGTGTTTTTAAAAAGTGAAATTAACACAAGAAATTATAGACAAAATACAAGAAGCATTTGAACACACTAAACTAAATGGTGATGTTAATTGGCAAGATGGGGATGAGATAGATGTGTGTCTTGCAGGAACATTTGCATCAGATAAATTTATATCAATAATAAACAGAACAAAAAGTAGCACAACGAAGAAAAATTTTATTGCGAAAAAATAAAATTGTGTTATAATAGAAGTAAGATATTTTTATTATGAACATTTTTGTGACAGATCCTGACCCTGTGAAGTCGGCAAAAGTTTTGCCTGATAAACATGTGGTCAAGATGCCATTAGAAACCTGTCAAATGTTGGCAGTAGTCTATTCTAAATGGTATTACAATTGGGGTAATGATTTATTACCTAAGAAAGATGGAACACCATACAACACAGAGAAGGGTGCCTTTAGAGGACACCCTTGTACTATCTGGGCAGCAGAAAGTATTGCTAATACTGCTTGGTTAATTCAACATGGTTTTGGATTACTTCAAGAGTATACACACAGATATGGTAAAATACATTCTTGTCAAACTGCGATGAATGCTGCAGAAAGAGTGTTTGAAGAAAAAACAGGGAGAACATTATTATGTCACAAAGAGGCAACACCATTCGCATTTGCAGGTCCTGATGAGTTTAAATATAACACAAGCTATGACACTCTTACTGCTTACAAACGTTATATATCGAGCAAACCTTGGGCTGCATCTAATTATCTTCGTGACCCATCCAGAAAACCGCATTGGTTATGACTAAACTAATTGAAAAAAATGACCCACGTTACTTCTCCCAGACGAGTGACTTGCCATATGGCAGACATCATTATAAAATAGTTCACAAAGACCGTTCTATTATTTTTGAATCGTGGGATGAGGTTCAAGAATACTGGTGGAATAATTGTAACTCTCCTTGGTTTGAAGGAACAGTTGTTCAGTTCTTGATAAACCAAAACCAAAATCAAAAGGTTTTAAATGAATTTATTAGTCGCAGGAAGAATCACAGGTTCGGTGTTGATTATTTGTGCGTATTTTGTTATACTACATGTATCAACCTTTTATGGTGCGATAATGCACATCATTGCTGATATCATTTGCATTCCTTTTTATGTTCAAAACAAACAGTGGGATGTTGCAATTATGTTAGCATTTTTAATGAGCATAGCAATTAGTAAAGTTGCAATTTTATTATGAGTGATTTTATATGGGTTGAAAAATACAGACCCACTACAATTGATGAGTGTATTCTTCCAAAGAGTATCAAGAAAACTTTTCAAGATTTTGTTGATAGAGGAGAGATACCAAATATGTTACTGTCAGGTCCACCAGGTATTGGTAAGACCACAGTAGCAAAAGCATTGTGTAATCAATTAGGAGCAGATTACTATGTCATTAATGGATCGGATGAAGGACGCTTTCTTGACACGGTTCGGACGAACGCAAAGAACTTCGCATCTACCGTCTCTCTTACAAGTGACTCGAAACATAAAGTCATCATCATTGACGAAGCAGACAATACCACTTCCGATGTACAGCTCCTTCTCCGAGCGAGTATTGAGGAGTTCTCCAAAAACTGCAGGTTTATCTTTACCTGTAATTACAAAAACAAAATTATCGACCCTTTACATAGTAGGTGTTCTGTTGTTGATTTCTCAGTTAATAAAAAAGACAAACCAACAATCGCAGCACAATTCTTCACAAGACTAAATTCTATTTTAGAAGAGGAAAAAGTAGAGGCAGATAAGAAAGTTCTTGCTGAACTTATTAATAAACATTTTCCAGATTGGAGAAGAGTTCTTAATGAGTGTCAAAGATATGCAGTTAGTGGTAAAATAGATAGTGGCATACTTGCTGCATTTTCAGATGTTGCTGTAAATGATCTTATCAAAAACCTCAAACAAAAAAACTTTGCTGAAGTTAGGAAGTGGGTTGTTACCAACATGGACAACGACACTTCTGTTTTATTGCGTCGTATTTACGATAGCCTTTATGACTCATTGGTCAATAGTAGTATTCCTGCTGCTGTCCTTATTATTGCGAAGTATCAATTCCAAATTGCGTTCGTCGCAGATCAAGAGATTAATCTTTTGGCGGCGTTAACCGAAATCATGGTAGAATGTGAATTCAAATGACTATTAAATTAATTCGTATGTGGTCTGGCGAAGATGTAATCGCCGACGTTATTGAAGAGAACGAGTATACAATTACGATGGAAAATCCTATCGTTGCTGTTCCTTCCCAACAAGCAGGGCAAATTGCATTTGCTCCTTGGTCTCCTTTACATAAGAAAGGAAAAATTACAATAACTGAAAAGTATGTTGTTTATATAGGAGAACCTCAAGAAGAAATTGTTGAGGAATATAAAACTATGTTTGGTAAGGTATCAACTCCTACTA